TGTCAGCAATGACTGCGGCCAGCATCATGGCACAGAACAACGTGTGGTATCCCTATGTTGAAATGGCTGATGATCCTGCTCTAAAAGGTCTGCCAGCACAGTTACGCATGAACGCCATTGCCAGCCACGGTGGGACCACTAAAGCCAACTTTGAAGCATTCTCTTTAGCAGCCAGTATTGTTGGAAAATGCGAGTTCTGCGTGAAAGCACACTACGACACCTTGAAAGCAGAAGGCTACACAGTGGAACAGCTTCGTGACATTGGCCGTATTGCCGCAGTGATGAATTCAGTGGCCAAGGTTCTCAACAGTTAAAGTTGATACGTTCAAGCCCCGCTGGGGCTTGAATTGTGGGCAAACCATTGTTGTTGAACTTGGTGCTGTATCAAGTTCCAAATACTCTCAGGCACAGTGTCTACAATCAAACGCATGGTAGCAACAAATCTTGGTTGAGTAGATGTGTTCACAATGCTGTGAATAAAAGATTGATTGTTCAGTAGATACACACATCCCACACAATGTGGCAATTTTCCCCAGGGATAAATTTTCAACTCAGCATCAGAGCTGTGTATGGGAATCCACACATGAGACAAACAATCAGGATCTTGGAATGCGTCCTTGTGCGGTTCAAGGTACCCACCTGGATCCAATCTGGCCAGCTTGAGAGAAGAATATTTAATTCCTAATTGCTGCAATTGAATCTGCAAGTCAATTGCACCATCGGGCCTGGTAATTCCAGTGAGCTGGTCAGCATTGGCAGCTGAGTCAACACCACTGGCAAGACGTTTTCCTTGAATTTTTAAATCATACCGATGTTCACTGTGCGGTCGTTTGAACCATGTGGAACCTTGATGTTGGTTGTGTTGATTCCATTTTCTCTGGTTCCAGGCCAAATCAAAATCATCTGAGTTGTTGACACACCATTGATGGGTGGAGTCCATGTCCAGGCCAAGATCAAGTTCAACAAAGGGTATCTTGGTGTTTTGCCAAAAAGTTGCAATGGCATCTTTGTAGGTGCCCGGCACTTGATATCTGGGAAACTCCGCGGCAAAAAAATCAGCTGTTAGTTTGTTCATAGTTGTTAACATACCACTCCCATACCGGGGTGCTAAAAGTCATGGTCCAGGTGCCATTGAGTCTGATGTCAGTTCCCCCGGCATACACTGGTTCGATTGTGTGTCCTTGTTGACGCATGTGGTTGACCCAATCGCTGCTCATGGCATGTTGAAAGTTGGAACAAAAGTACAATGCAGTCTGCGCCAGGATGCCATCTATTTCAACTTCTTGTATCTTGACCCAGTGATCAATCATGCCAGCCTCTTCAAACACCAGATCATGATCAGTTTTGTCCTGCATGATCACCTGCAATTGATTGTGATCTGCTAATTCACAAGTGGTTTCAAGTATGATGTTTTCTTGGTATGGTGACACCTGATCACACCAGACTGGGTGTGGAAATAGCTGTTGGCCGTTTATGTAAAATTCCAGATTTGGGCGTCGTCTTCCCCAGTGGTATTCGATGTAGAAACGTAGCATGGGCATGACAGTACTTATAAACGGAGCAATTGAGGTTGCGTTTAATCAACAAGTTGTGTATAATAAATACTTTACAACTCACAAGGACATGTATGAACTCTGACATTCAAACTCTTGGTCTCACCAGCGAAGATGCAGTGGCCATGGTGGGCAATCGATACAATCTGGTACTGATTGCCAGCAATCGAGTTCGAGAACTGTCTCGTGGGGACTTGCCCCGAGTCGCTTCCAAACATGGCCCCATACTCACTGCATTGCTGGAAATTGAGCAAGGCAAAGTTGGTAATGAATACCTTACCAAGACACCGTCTGCAGAACCTCGCCGACGCAACAACCGCAGATAACACATGACTGATTCCAGTTTTACCCCGCCAGCAATAGCCTATCCCGAGAACACCATGTTCAACTGGGATCACAAAAATCAAATTTGTCCCACTCTGTGGCAGTTGGAAAATTTTCTAAACGATGAGTGGTTGACAAAAATCAAGAATGACTATCGCAGAACTGAAAGCCTGTGGAGTAGCCGTTACCCCAATCGCCTGGTCATGGAAAACAATCACTGGCTCAATGCTATCTTGTTTGGGTCTGCACTGATTCCCTATCTTGAAGAACTCACAGGTGAGAAATTGGGCCTGGCCACTTGTCGTGGATACCTTGATCTCAGTGGTGCTAATTTTTACCCTCATTTTGATTCGCCCCAATGGGTAGTAAACGTGCAGATCTATCTTTCGGATGTTGACATGCCAGAACTGGGCACTCAGTTTGTGTTGGACAAAGATATCAACTCCACAGTAACCGAAGGCTTTGACGAACAAGGCAATTCCTTGCCAGTTGATGTTGAAGATCATGAATACTACACTGTGCCTTTCCGTAGAAACTGGGGTTATATCAACGACAACCGGTATCGCAAATTACACAAGACTCGCTTGGTGCCGCCGGGTTTTGCCCGTGAAAGTTTGCACTTGAACTACGGTCTTCGCCAAGGCAGCGAGACCGGTTTAGAAGGTGTTGCTGAATGGGCCACAACTGGTCAAACCAAGGTACTGGAAAACTGGCATGCGGCAAACCAACAGCTCAACACCGTTGATGGATTGAGAGCTTGGCTAGTTACCAATTCAAACTTTCACCAAGACACTTGACCAAAATCTCTTTTAGTGCTATAATAACGCATTAAAGGAGATTTTATTATGCCCTGGATTGAAAACGTTGCCGCCGCAGATGTGCCCATGCGGTACCATCACGATGCTGGCCCTAACTCGATGCTGATCCAGATCATGGATCCTGCACCCAGCTGGTGGCCAGTGGCTGCACATGATTTTAAAGAAACGCATCGTTTTGAATTCCTTGATGCTGAAAAGTCTGACAACTTTCCCGACGAGACCAAGATCAGCAATGGTCAGGCCCAGGAGATTGTCAGGTTGTTGAAGCATGCCTTGGACCATCGCATGAATGTAGTGGTGCATTGCATGGCTGGAATCTGCCGTTCGGGTGCTGTAGCAGAAGTTGGTGTGATGATGGGCTTTGATGATACCAAGCGTTTTCGCAGTCCAAACTTGTTGGTCAAGCACAGTCTGATGAAGGTGCTGGGTTGGACATACGACGAAAACGAAAAGCCAAACTTGGATGATTGGCGTACATTTAAAAACAATTTTTAAAAAGGAAATAATGAAGACCTATATCACAAGTGATCTACATTTTGGACACACCAACATCATGAAGTTTTGTCCCGTGACTCGTGCTGGGTTTCGAGATGTAGACCACATGAATGAATGTTTGATTCAAGAATGGAATCAAATTGTGCATCCTGGTGATCAAACATTCATTCTTGGTGATGTTGCATTTTGCAACGTGGAACGAGCTGTGTCAATACTGCAACGACTCAATGGTGACAAGATCTTGATTGAAGGTAATCATGATGCCAAGCTGATCAAGGATCAAAAATTCCGGGAGTGTTTTCGTGAAACACACCAGTATCTGCGTTATGTTCACAATGGCCAGTTGGTGATAATGTTTCACTATCCCATATGGGAATGGGACCAAATGCATCGTGGATCAGTACACTTCTATGGTCATGTGCATGGCAACAAGACTGGCCTGGAAAAGTATCGTGCTAGAGACGTGGCATTTGACGCCACAGGGTGTGTGGCCAGTGACATGGACCGAATGATTGCAGATGCATTAAAGGGTGAGATTCGATCTCATCATTGAGGAGAGTGTATGCCTAAATGTTATCAGTTGGTTGGAGTTCCGGCATCAGGAAAAAGTACCTGGATCCGGAATCAAGACTGGGCCCTGGGCCTGACAGTGGTCAGTACCGATGCATTTGTGGAAGACTATGCCAACAAGCAAGGCAAAACTTACTCAGAGGTGTTTGATGAGTACATGCCCCGAGCAGTGGACCTGATGACCAAGGTCGTGATCCATGCTCGCAATCATGGACATGACATTATCTGGGATCAAACATCAACCAGCTTTGCCAGTCGCAGGCGTAAATTCAACATGTTGCCCAACTACGAACACATTGCTGTGGTGTTTCAGACTCCCGACGAACCAGAGCATCAACGCAGACTGAAGTCTCGTCCGGGCAAAATCATCCCTGAAACAGTGCTGTGGGACATGGTTTGGAATTTTGAAATGCCCACACACGAGGAAGGGTTTAGCGAAATCTGGTATGCTTGACCGAAATTTGCTCATGTGCTATAATATAGCATTGTTAAGGAGATGTCATGGAAGTAGTTGAACGTGCTAGAATCTTTGCCACAGCGGCTCATTCAGCTGTAGCCCAATTGCGCAAGTACACCATGGAGCCGTACATTGTTCATCCTCGTGAAGTTGCTGACATTGTTGCAACAGTGGATCACACTCCCAAGATGTTGGCCGCGGCCTGGTTGCATGATGTGGTTGAGGACACCGGTGTCACCAACGAAGTGATTCGTGCCGAGTTTGGCGACAAGATTGCTGAATTGGTGGGATGGTTGACCGATGTGTCAAGGCCTGAACAAGGCAATCGTGCCACACGCAAGGCCATTGATCGTGCTCACACTGCGGCTGCACCTGCTGAAGCTCAAACCATCAAGTTGGCTGACTTGATCTCCAACACCAAGAGCATTGTAGAGCATGATGAAAAGTTTGCTCGCACATACTTGGAAGAAAAGAGATTGTTGTTGGAGGTAATGACACGCGGTGATCGTGTGTTGTGGAAACATGCCAGTGTCATAACTCGTGCAAGACCATGATTATCATTACCAACCATGATGGTAGCATACAATTTCCTTGGGAACCAGATCTGCTGGAGTGGCTTAATGAAAATTATCCCTTCAGCAGATATCACTTAGTGGAGTTGAAAAATGTGGGCTCGTGAGCAAAGCGTAACCTATCTCAAACAATATATTCGTGCTAGGAACACCACACCTTGGGTTGCGAACATGTGTCCCAGCAGTGAAGAACGAGCCAGATCAACTTTACAATACCTGGGTGGCATGGCCGGAGATTGGTACGGCCAACGAAGTGACTGCACCTACTACTATCCACAAAAGGTAAAAGAATGAACGATGAATCTCACTTGCCGGTCAGTGAACAAAGTCTGGTGTTCCGTCTACGAAAACGTGCTGAAATACGTCGGCAAATCTCAGACAGAAAAAGTGTACAAGAAGGGGCGCGAGATCGCATTGCCGACCTCTTGGAAGAGGCCGCAGACGAGATTGAATCCCTGCGCAACAAAGTAGAATTTTATCGTAGTACTTGAGTAATAGTGTTGTAAAAATGCAACAGTTTTTCTGGTTGACCAATAAATCCCCTTTTGCTACAATAGAAGCTGTAAACAACAAGGAGTCTGTACAATGAGTAGAATGAGCGATCTTAGCCTTGACATCCAAGGCATGTTGGAGGAAGGGCACGAACCCCGTGCCATTGCACGATATCTTGAGATCCCTGTGGAGTGGGTCTACGAAGAACTGTCGCAAGAAAGCAACGAAGAATTTCTCAGTCCTTTTGAGACTTGTAACAGTTGACCAATAAATCAACTTCAGTTACAATAGAAGCTTAGTTAGTTAATTTTCAACACAGAAAGGCACAGCCCATGTCAGATACCCGCACCGTTACCGCTGTTCAAGCGAAAAAGTCTCTGCTCAAAGCATTCCAAGTCAAGCGTCCCTTGTTCCTGTGGGGTCCTCCCGGCATTGGCAAGAGTGAGCTGGTTGAGGGCATCACTCGAGATCTTGGCGGCATCATGTATGATCTGCGCCTGGGTCAGATGGAGCCCACAGACATCCGTGGTATTCCTTTTTACAACAAGGACTCGGGTAAAATGGACTGGGCGGCTCCAGTGGACTTGCCCGATGCAGAAACTGCCGCACAATACCCTGTTGTGGTGCTGTTCCTAGATGAAATGAACTCGGCTGCTCCATCAGTGCAGAGTGCGGCTTATCAGTTGATCTTGAATCGACGCATTGGCAAATATTTCTTGCCCGACAATGTAGTCATGGTTGCCGCAGGTAACCGTGAGTCAGACAAGGGTGTTACATATCGCATGCCAACGCCGCTGGCAAATCGTTTCATCCACCAGGAGATGAAGGTGGACTTTGCGTCTTGGCAAGAGTGGGCTGTGAACAACCGAATCCACAAAGACGTGGTGGGTTACTTGAGTTTTGCCAAGCAAGACTTGTATGACTTTGATGCCAAGTCCAGCTCGCGTTCGTTTGCTACACCACGCTCATGGACCTTTGTGAGCCAGTTACTGGACGACGATGGTGACAACGACACATTGACCAACCTGATTGCAGGCACAATTGGTGAAGGCTTGGCAGTGAAGTTCATGGCTCACCGCAAGGTTGCAAGTCGCATGCCCAACCCTGTGGACATCTTGAACGGCAAGGTCAAGGATCTGCAGGTCAAAGAAGTGTCGGCCATGTACAGTCTTGTGATTTCCATGTGCTATGAGCTCAAGGGTGCAGTTGAGAACAAAGTGGAAGACAAGAAGTTCCATGAAATGGCCGACAACTTCCTGGGCTACATGATGAAGAACTTTGAGACCGAGCTCACGGTGATGGGTGCTCGTATTGCGTTGACCACATACGACTTGCCCTTTCTGCCCACCAAGCTCAAGAACTTTGACGAGTTCCACAGCCGATTTGGCAAGTACATTTTGCAGGCGTCGGCCTAAATAGTCAGGGGGCGGTGTTTAAAACACAGGGCTATGCTTGCACCGCCCCCTTTCTATTTGACATCATATGAAATACAAGATTACCAAGATGGACAACCGGTACACTCGGCATGGTTATCAGTACCTTGTAGAGTTCAACAAAGACCATAGACATGGCACTGGCGTGTTGGATTTTGATCGTTGCCGGCGTTGGTTCAACCAGCAATTTGGGTGGAGTCAAGATGTTGAGACTCGTTATCAAATGCAAATCAACCAAATTCGCAATCAAGAAGCCTATCAAGAGGACGACATCAATTCCACCTGGGCGTATGCTGTCAAGTACGGCAACTATCGTATCTATGTAGACGAAGACAAAACACTGAGTTGGTTTGTACTATGCCACCCCGTATCACCGTAAAAAAGAACTTAATTGTTTTTCACCGACCCGGTGAGTGGTCAGATGTG